GATTTGAATGTGAGCTGTTCGCCAACAGGACGGGTAATACTCATAGACCTAGCTCCGTTGCAATCTTAATTAGCTTTGCTTTTGTTAGTCGATGACTAGGGTCGTTAGCGATGATGCCATTGACTGTGTTCAAGTTAGCCTTGATCTCGGAGAGTTCTTTCATCAGAGTGTTTTGATTAGCTTCGTTTGTTTCTTTAATAGATGCGAGCTTTTTAAAGTGAGCATCAGCAGCATCCTGCATGGACGCATCAATGTAATCTCGAACTGCTGGATCAATTGTTCTGGCCAGAAGTGATGTCTTATTAATTGTCATGGGTAGCCCTCAATGTTTTGTGTATTTTTACGCTTGAGGGCCACTGGGTCGTCCTTGACTAACGCCCTGCTTCAGACATGGGAATGAGGTTGCCCTTCTGCACTTCAGACATTACCTCCCCTTCTGGCTGGACGGACGCGCCTCGTGCTTTTTCTAGGAGAGCCATCTGTTGTGATGGAGATGGGCCTTGCTGTCTTTCTTCTTCAGAGATTTTAAATTGTTCTAAGTCGGAGATTCCCATAGAGCGGATAGCTTCTTCTGCTATTTTGGGCATCTTGTATTCCATGTTGAGTCCAGTGTTCGTCATCACTTGGATCATATTCATCCAAGTTTCTGGAGAACGTGTGGGTTCAACTGGGAGAGTTCCGTCTACCACGAGGTAGTCAATCTCTCCTTGGATGTCCTTGCTAGTGAAGTCGATGTATCCATCTTTAACTCTCTGGCTGATCAAGGTGGACTGGTCGGTAGAATCGACACGCAGACTGCCATTGAGTTCAAGGGCATCTTGTAGATTGCCGATCATCATACGGGCCATCGGACGGATGCTGGTGGCTGACATGATTCTAGCCATTACACCAAGTCGCTGGGAGCCGAGCTGAGTGAGACGCTGGATCTCTGTTGCAGATCGGATGCCATCACTGGTGGGTAGACCTTGTTGTGCATCGCTGGCTGCGGAGAGACGTTGCTTCATCTCGGAGATTCCAGCCATATCGTTCCAATGGGAGGAGGTAACATCGGGTACGGAGGCAATATGTATGCCATCGGAGGGTTTAACTCCAGGGAGAGTTCGGACTAATCCCCACGGATTGCGGTCTATCAGGTCACTAATGTTGACTTGAGTAGGGTCAGCGAAGATTAAATTGTTAAGAGTCGCTTGTACGTTGTCTATCCTGCTGCGGAGTAACCAAGAGCCAATGTCGTGGAGTGGGAGCATAAGATCGTAAAGAGACTGGGAGTAAGTTTTGTGCTTGTCGTTGTGGAGTCCTCCAAATACGGCAGGGAATTGCTGTCCGTATGGAGAGAGCTGACAACGGATTACTACACTCTCATCAATTATAGTCATGACCATCCACAACTGATTCATGTTGGGTAGGCCAACCTCGAATCCATTGAGACGTACCCACACTTCATCTGTGGTTCTTGCGCCACTGAGGGAATAACCATTCTCGCCCTGTACATCATTGGGTCGAACTGACATGCCTTGGGCAGACTGGTGATGGTCTTGGTGTATCTCCCAGCCAGACTTAGTGCCAATAGAGGAGCTGCGAAGTGCTGGGTACTTCTGTAGCTTGGGGTATTGGTTAGTGGATAGCAGTTGATTGGTTGATTGGTAGTCAACGAAGATCACGAACTGCATCTTGTCCCAGTCACCCCAATTGACACGAGGGTCATGGAAGGTGCGTCTTGGGTTGTAGTTAATGATGTCGTTGGTGTTGGTGTTCGGGTTCCAGATTACTTTGGTTGGGGCGTAACCATAACGGATACTGTCTAGTAGGTGCTGGGCTATGCCAGCCTCTCCTGCTGTTCTTCGCATGTGCTGGTGCATCAAGCGTTCTAGGATAGCGGAAGACTCGCGTGATTTGCGGTCAAGTCCTTCTAGCTGAAACATGGGGTTACGACCAGCCAGTGCTGACATAAGGTAGGTTAGTACAGTGTCGGCTATGGCTCTGGTGTCTGCAATGACTGCTTTCTCGCGGAACTTAGTGGCATCGGGTGGTACATAGATGTCATGAGCTTCGTCTGCACGCTTCCACTGGGAATAACGCTGCGATACTTTATCATGGGACATACGGCCCATTGCTTGGACGTAGGCACAAATCTTTTTCTCTTGATCCTCCGTTAGGAGGTCGGAGATGTCATCGTATGCCATGAGTGCATTTAGGTGAGGAGAGAGGTCAACGATAACTTCGGTTGGATCGATACCATCTGTTTTGTAGTAGCTCATGGAAAAACGCTCTTAATTCTGTGTGTTATATCGGGCGTGGCTTGTGCTGTGAGCCGCTGGCTGGTTTGTTGCGAAACGACCATTAGCAGCACGACTGATCTTTGATAGATATGAATTGCGCTGAGAGGGTGACATGGCTGCAATCTCCTCTTCTGTCAAAGCTGTCCCTTGCTGCTGGGATATTGTCTTAATGCTGGTTGTGATATTAGAACCGCCCCACCCCATAACTCACCTTTATGCTATTGCCGTAGTTGCTGTTGATGATTCTGATCGATGGGGGTGGCGTGGTCGTCCTTGGTTACTCTCCCCACCCGTACCATGAAGATGAAGGGGATGAACTCCTGTGCCTATTACTATTTGAGGGGCGTGAGTCTCTGTTTGTGGCGAAGCCACTCGAAGAATTTCCAAACGATGAGTTCAAAGATCCATGTGATGTGAGCATCCCAAAGGCTTGGTCAGGCGACACTGCTGTTCTGGATAGAATGTCTAAGCCCATACTGAGTACGTCCACTTGGTCATCGTTAACTCCACTGGGGAATGATAGGGTTTCCTCAATGAAGCTGTCATACCAAGGGGCGTTGCTTGGAAGATAGACTCGTCCTGACTCGATGAGGGGAGTGACTGCGTGTACACGAGTTACTTTGTCATGGGTAACTTTGTGGGCGATGACGGAGACTCCAGATTCCCTGCGTAGTTCTTGGATCAGGGATTGGCCACTGGCCTTGTCTTCTATATAGAGTGCTCGAAGTCCTTTACCCCTCCACCTATTATTGATGTGTATGGCCTTGGCCTTCAGTTCGGGGAAGTCCCACTTGCCTCTGGTTACGTCTATGACATATATGTCGCCATTGCGTGTGAGTCCAAGGGTCATCATGGCAGTGTAATCTGCGGATTCAGTCTTCTTGAATGCAGTATCAATGGTGACAATGATCTGAGAAAAGTCATCTGGCTGCATGTGATCAGGGTTGTATAGCTTCCACCACTGCTGCTTGATCAGGTTGCCCCCTTCTACTCTGGGGTTCTGCATATATAGTGCAGCAAAGTCTCGCGTTGACATCCGCTGTTTGCGTTTGAGTTCATCCAGAGGGAATCGAGCTGGCCAGAGAGCGGATTCTATTATTGGCTTGTATGTTCTTAGGTGCTCATCGACCTCGCTTATCTTGGTTTGCGGAATGTACCTTGAGTCTCCTCGTGGCAGCTCGCTGACTGGGCGAGAGTGTGCTGATTCTGTTTCGATGATGGCAGGGAATAGGATGTGTAGCCATCGGCCTTCTGCCCAATCTTCTGTTTGCATGATTCGGGAGCCGAGGTCATCTGGATGCCAACGGGTGTAGCAGACGATTTGGATGGGGTGCTCTCCGTTGACATCGGGCTGGAGTCGAGTGGTGAGTGCGGAGGTATAGTAGTCCCATGCTTTCTGGCGTTGGGTTGCGGAGTCGGCTTCCGAGCGCGACTTGATGGGATCATCGAGCGAGAGCAAATTTGCAGGTCTTCCAGAAGTCGTGGCCCCCATACCGATGTTGTATGCAGCTCCTCCTTCTGTTGTGCGGAATACATCCATCGCACGAGAGTCTTTGGAGAGAGCGAAGTCTGGGAATACTAGGCTAGTCTCTTCGTGTTGAAGGTATTGACGCTGTGCTCGACCAAAGTCCGTGGCGAGCTGCGAGTTGTAGGATGCGGTCATGGAGAATCGCGTGGGGTTTCTGGCTAGGTAGTAGCTGGGGAATAACGATGTAGCGTAGGTGGATTTGGAATGACGCGGTGGCATGTTGATCATGATGTTATAGAGAAGGTGAGCGTTCTCAGGTCTGGTGTATTTCTTTTGTAGCTTCTTGTCCTCTCTATTACTGTGGTTGTGCTCGATGACTGCCCACTCATCATTGAAATCGGAGAGGAGCGTACCTTTCTCTAGGCGATCTAGGGCTTCGATGAGCTTGTGGTGGAACATCGGTACTTTCCATGCAGGGTGATGCAGTCGGCAATAGGCTCCGAAAGATTCACTGGACTCTTGTAGAGCGAGTAATCGTTGTGCGGCTTCAACTTTAGAGACCATTGGTTAATCCTCTTCTTGATTAGGGTGCGTCATTATTAATGGGCCAGACGGGTCAGAGTCGGGTTGGCTGTTGAATGATGGATGGTAGTCATCTTCTATAATGGTCTGTGCTGCGTCTGTATTGGAGGAAGAAGTAATGATGGCTTCTAGTTCCTTACGAGATAGCTTGTTTACGTCTCCATCTTGGAGGGCTACTTCGCTGTAGCTATGGTGGAGGTCAGGTAGGACTTTGTTGAGTAGCATTCCATAGAGTCTGACTTGCTGTGGGTTCCATTTCTCTGTGCCATTGAGGACTCCGACTACCTTTTGTGTTTGTGTAGCGACTGTGGCGAATACTTGGGATCGCATTATGGCAATGTCGTTAGGTTGTAGGTGGTTCTTAGGTGCGGCCATAACTGTCAGAGCTTCTTCAGTGCGTTTAGCTTCGGTGTGCCGAGCTGCTTCTCTGTTTGCGGCTGCGTGGTGCAGGTAATATTCGTGTGCTGCCTGTTCTTGGGCTGTTTGTTCTGGCTTCATGGATTCTGGGAACTCTACTTTGTAGCACTGTGGGTCTACTCGCTTTGGAATATCCGTGGTGATGGAGTCTAGGTATATCTGTTCTGGTGTTGGCTGGTGTTCTGCTTCGGGCAGGTCTTCTTGACGGGCCAGATGTACAGGAGTGGTTAGGATGGTTGGCTTGTAGTCTGCTGGCACAAGAGTGTACTTCCTCTTCTTAGTTGAGGAGGTTTTGTGCAGCGGAGAACGTGATGCTTCATCGAGCATTCGCTTGTCATGGTAGGTGGCGTTAACTTTCATAGCTATGGGCGGTGGGGGCGATCCATAAGATACACCTTTGCGCTTATAGTTGGAGACCTTTGCCTTGGTTCCTTCTCTATTAGTTAGCGGCTTATAGCCCTTGGGCTTTTTGTAGACTTTCTTCTTGGAGGTACTGGGTTCCGTGGAGATGGTGTCGGATGCGTCTACTATATTGTCGGAATCTTCAGAGGATGGTGGCATTTCTTTAGACATGTATGGTGCTCCTTGCTGTATTTCAAAAATGGTGTCGTAGATTGGAGACAAAGTTTCCAAAAATGGTGACTGTTGTGTGGCTGTCGGGGAGTCAAAATGGCTGGAAAACCAATCGGCGAAAGGGGGTGTACCCCCCCTATGCTTACGCGCACATATAATGCACATGTGTGTGCGAATCAGACTCATTTGGCAGCAGTTTTGGCACAGTTCTGGAACAATCGCCCTGAAACGTACTGATACCAACGACTTACCGACCTACCGAAGGTCAAGGTGAGCGACTTATCGACCATAAAATCCGACTTATCTGCTCTCCAAAACCTCTCCATGCGCTCTCGAACAATGCAATATCGCGCATATACATGCGTTTACTATGTCCCGATCTCCAGAATCCATCGTCCCTCACACGTATACACACGCACCCGTCAAGGAGAAGGCCCAGTGAGCCAAGGCAATTTCGTCTTAGCCAATCAAAATCTGGAGCAAGTCTATGACTAACTTAAATTCTTTGAAATCCGCAGAGCTTATCGAAATCGCTACCAACGCAGCACCAGCCGACAAAGCTGTTGCCAAAGCCGAGATCGTTAGGCGTCACGAGAATCGTGTAGCGAAAAATAAGAAACCCATCCCTGCGGTAGCGAAGTTCCTTGGACTTGCTCCAGCGTCTCCCATCAAGCCGAAGGCTTCCGAGAAACCTGCCAAGCCTGCCAAGCCTGCGAAGGTCGATAAGACCGATGCCGAACTCGAAGAGTCCTACGATGCTCAGACGGTTGGGTTTCTGACCAACATGCTCAAGCGAGCTAAAGACCCTCGCAAGATCAAGTTTATCAAAGCTGCTTTAGCAGCTAAGTCAGCTCCTGTCGAGGCGGCTCCTGTGAGAGAGAAGTTCGGTGAAATGGTCGCCATGCTCTCTGGCATGTCAGCGGCAGACAAAGCCGAGGTGATGGCTGCTCTGTCAGCGTAACCACCCACCCACACCAACGCCCTTCGGGGCGTTTTTTTGTGCCTAAAATTTGAGGAAAATTCCCATGCAAAACCCATCA